TGTTGCCCGACCCGACACCAGCGCCACCGCCGCCGCCGTTAGCAGAACCGATGAACGATGATGCCGTTCCGTTTCTCCCTTTGTTGCCGTAGCGGTTAGCACCGCTGCCACCAGCCCCAACTTTTACCGTTAGCGTCTGTTTGCCGATTATTCCTGAGCCTGTGACGAAGCCGCCACCACCACCACCACCGCCTGCTGTTGTGTAAGCCTGAGCAAGACTGCCACCGCCGCCACCGCCGCCGACCAGCAAAAACTCAACGCTCAATACATTGATTAAGCGATACTCACCATAGGCGGATGTAATTGGCATTGGGAATTAAACTTCCTTTTCCCACCCAATGACGGTCACATTAACGACGCTTGCCGCATCTGCAAGCCCCTGAAGGGTTTCGCCAGCCGTGAGAACTAGCGCCGTGTCGAACACCATGATGTCGTTTGCGCCAATGGGCAATTGAGAAATAATTCGATTTGCTGCAGTTGCAGCAGTACCGATAGCTAAAGTAAACGTCCTGTCGACCGTGTCGGTGTTGGTGATGATGATTTGCTTCAGTACCTCGACCCTGCTTGCTGACACCGTGCAAACGGTCGTGGTTGTCGTACCCAACTGTGTTGGACCGCCAAGCCTTTGTTCTGTTCTATCTCCTACAGCCATTTTCTATACTCCTTTTAATATTATAACACTTTTATGCGCCGATGTCCATTATGAACAAGGCTGCTGCTTGTGACGTCATTGGATCGCTGGCAACCTGTTTCCATTCCAGGCCCGTTGCGGTCGATGAATTTGCGGCAAGTACGTATCCATTCGTTCCAGCCGAAATCTTGGTTATCGTATTGTCAGCGGTTCCGACAATCAAATCACCTTTTGCGTCAATTGTATTTAAAACTACGTTCGTTGAAACTCCACCCACTTCAACCCAATAACTATCATAATAGATATAGGTAGCACCATTGCTTGAATTATACCAAACTTGACCAAGTATTGGAGAAGCAGGTGCGCTATCGCTAATCGTTACAGCCTGTGGATTACCGCCAATTTCAACCCAATAGCTATCGTAGTAAACATACGTTTTACCGTCATCTGAATCAAACCATAGAGCTCCAGCTGCCGGGCTTGCCGGAGGACTTGATGAAGTCGTAGCACCCCCGGCAACAGTTGCACCAACCCAGGCATTGCCGTTGTATTGAAGAACCTTACCAGCAACAACGCCAGTTACAGAAACATCTCCAACATCATCAAGAAAGTTTATCGTTGTTCCCGCATTATCGGTTCCGTTAACCCATGTATTACCAATATATTTTAATACTTGACCGCTTGAAGGAGAGCTAATAACTACGTCCCCTATGTCATCAAGGCTGTTGATCGATGTTCCTGCAGCATCAGAGTCATTGATCCATGTATTGCCATCGTATTTTAATACTTGACCGCTTGAAGGGGAGCTAATGGTTACATCGCTTAAACCAGTAAGATTAACAGTTTCAGATAAATTTGACCAAGTCAAACCTGAGTCAGCAGAAGTGTTTACCTTAAGAAAATAATTATTGGTTGCGGTCCCACCATCAATTTTATTAACATCTATTGATGCATTACCTATGGCTACAGTGCCGATTGCTAGCACCCAAGCAGTGCCGTTATAGGTCCACGTTTTATCGCCAGAAGTAAAACTCTGTCCGTTAGAGGGCGAATTAGGAAAATCTATTGGCATTTATTGACCTCCGAGTGCTATTAAAATAGTAATTGTTTTTTGCTGGCAATACATCAAGTTTACCTTAATTTTGTAATTGATTTATTTTATGACGAAGATAGGCGCATTCTAAAGCCAGAGCTTCTTCATATCTAATTCCATAACGATTACCAGCCTCAATACTTTCTTCTGCTGGCCATTCGTCATAGCAAAGTATTCCATAGGCAAATGGGTCTAATCCATGATTTTCAAATACTTCTTTAACTCTTTGGGCTATGAATCCAAAGTGCCATCTAGCACCAGATCCCTTTTGTTCAACTGAGTCTTTAAACTTAAATTTAACATATTCTACATCTGCCCATGCATTTAAAATAGCCTCATCTATTGGAAAAATTTGTTCTTTAGATCTTTCGTCTGAAGTGCTTATTGTTGCTGTTGCGGCAAATAATTGAGTCCATCTTCTTGAGGCGCCACCTAAAGCGTAAGTATTATCGGCTCTTGGTCTCAATACTTGAGTATCTGTATTAGAGGCAAATAGTGTTATATTTGCGGATCCATTTGTTGATGTTCCACCAGAAACCTGTATTCTGGCATTGTAATCTGTTGTTGACTCATCGTGACCAGATGTATGTATGTCCATATACCAGGTTGCTGCGGTGTCTTGTCTGCCCAATTCCATAGTTCCATCAGAACGAATAGCTGTTGCTATTTTGTTTCCACGCATTGATTGAATAATATTACCAGTTGACCTATAATATAGACCTATATCAGCATTATCAACACGAAGACCACTAAACCCAGAACCACGAGCAATAAAAAAGCTTTGAATTTTATATGTTCCAAGGTTTACTGCATCAAATCCCCACACATAGTGAGAACCCCCGTGCGCTGCAGTTGAGTTTGCCTTATTGTCCACTAAACCAAGCTCAAAGCCACTCATTGCGTCAGCGTGAGATGCCTCATTCATAAGCACATTGGCGTTGTGCGCCCATACTTTTGTGAATGGGTTTACATATGCAGTCGCTGAACCAGGAGGGGTTGATGCGGGCTGAGCTGTTCCATTTGCGAGGTACCACCCACCGACAGTTATGCTAGTGCCGTTTGACGCCCAATCTTTAATAAATCCACTGTACTTTGTTGGGCTATGTCCAGTGTCTATCAACATGCCTTTGCGCAGCAGTTTGAGATTTTCGGAACTAATTGCTGTAGCTGGAACCACGGTTGTTGAAGTATATGTTGCACTGGCAAGAGTTAGTGTTGGAGGAGGGGCATATACATCGGCAAAAATTGATACAGCGTCTCTATCTGTGTAGATAGATATATCTGCTTCGTTTTGTACGCCAAGTATTTCTGCTGCGTCATTATAGTTTGAGCCATTAGGATACAAGCGAACAGCAAAACCAGTTGCATTATCTTCATTTCCAAAGGGAGCTTGCATTATTCTTTGGCTATTACGCAATAATTCTCCGTTAAGGTTTTCTGTATTCAATATTACTGCTGTTCTGTCAACAACCCAAACAACTTCTCTTCCACCAGTGTCAACACGACTACCCAATGAGTAAGTTCCTTCTGGAACATATACAAATACACCATTAGACCTTTCAATGCCACTGTTATCAAATGTTACTGCGCCTGTTTTAAATTTTGCAGCGTTAGAAAAAGCTGTAGAATCATCAGTTACTCCATCGCCTGTTGCGCCAAAGTCTTTTACGTTTACTTGGTCAACATTTATCCTAAAATAATTTGTTCCATCATTAGTAATTTCCCAAACATCTTTTGTTTCATTCCAGCGCAAAAATACATCTGAAGAAGTACCACGTTCTATTTTTAAAGAACCATTAAGAGTTGGTGCTCCAGTGGTGTTTGCATTTAGCGTAAAAGTACTGTCGTTAACCGATGACGTATTTGAATTTACCGTGGTGGTTGTTCCAGATACGGTTAAATTTCCGCGTTAAAACAACATCTTTAAACTCAACACTAGCTGTAGTGCCAAGAGCTTGCGGTAGCGCATTTGCTGCAAGTTTTGCTGAGGTTACTGCTCCATCAACTATTTTTGTGGACGTAACTGCATTAGCCGATAATTTATCTGAAGTAACAGAACCATCATTTATTTTTTCTGTTGTTATTGAACTATTTGATATTTTAACTGATGTAACTGCGGCGTTGGCTAGTTTTCCTTCAGTAACTGATGAGTTAAGTATTTTGGACTCTGTTACTGCATCGTTTGCTAATTCACTAGATGTTACTGCATTGGCTTCAATTTTTGCTGATGTGACTGCATCAGTAGCGATCTTAATTGTGGTTACTGCGTCGTTTGCTAACTTAGATTCAGTTATTGTACCATCGGCTATTGTAGAAGATGAAACAGATCCATTTGCCTGAACAACCCATTTAGATCCATTCCAAGTCCAAACTCTTGAACCAGAAATATAAGTATTGCCGACACTAGGTGAAGCTGGAAATGATAATGTTGTCATATTTTATATAGTACTTTCTTTTATTTGAGTACGCCTGCCATCAGCCACCACCATCCTGTGCCGCTGCCCATGCCTGGGCTTCATGCACGAGGTCTTGTGGTGTGAGTCCAACCGCGTTCGCTGCGTCCTCAACGGTGACGCTTCCAACGACGGCGAGCAGGGTGGCCAGTACGCCGATGCCATCCAAAGGTTGTGGTTGCGGGTCAGGCACATCCACTTCGTGCACAATGTTGTTGTTGGGCTTCGTCGGGTCAAAACCACCAAGGCCGTAAGTCGTCTGTTTCATGCGATTCGTAATCCAATCAAGTGACCACTGGTTACGGAGTTGGTGTAGCCAGGTGTCGCAGTGGCAGGCAAAGCGCCAGTGACATTGTCTTGATATAGGGGTTGGGGGTTGGTTCCCTGCAAACTGCTCCAGTATTGCACATCGAAGCCAGCAAAACTTCGCTGAAAACCCAGACTAAACATTTGTGTGTTCGTCTGAATCTGAACAGTCGGTGCTCCACCCTGCGAGACGCCAGCCAGCCAGAATCTTCCACTGGACAATGTTATGTTGATGGCGATACTTTTGTACCCAGTAGTTGACGCATCAATCGTGCCCGCGTCAAGCAACAAAGACCCTGGGAAACCGCTTGAATCGGAATCGTAAATGCCGCCCCTTACGGTTGCGCCAGCGACTCCCGTTCCGACATATCCGAACCACATCAAGTTGGCCGTACAACTTGCTATCTCGATTGGGAAGAAAAACAATCGTGATTGCGCTGGCGTTGCGCTACCTTGGTTTGCGACTGGTCTTATCATTCCCCCAGAGGGTGGCTTATAGTTCCCCATCAACTTGTAGCCCAAACCAGTCGCAGTCGTGGAGTCAACAACCAGCACTTGACCGTTCGTGGCACCAACCGCCAACCTGGCAGGCGTATCATCTGCTGTCGCAGTAATCAGGTCGCCTTTTGCGTTGATTGTAGCCAAAAGAGAATCAACTGGAGCTGCGCCTACTTCAATCCAATTGCTACCATAATAAACGTAGGTTCCACCCTCAGAAGAATCAAACCAAATTTGGCCTTCATATGGAGAAGATGGAGCAGTTGCTGATACCTGGGCATTTGTTTTGGAAAGCTCTCTGTATGTGGTTCCATCGTTTGTGAATTCCCAAACATCTGTGGATTCATTCCAGCGAATCAAAACATTATTTGAATTACCGCGTTCAACTTCAATACCAGCATTGTTCGTTGGAGTTGAACTAGAACCATTATTTATTAATAGTATATTGTCTGTAAATATACCTTCTGGAACTGGGGTATATTTTGTTCCGTCAAACTTTAAAATATCATTTGCTTGAGAACTTGAAGTATTTATCTGAACTCCAGTTATAGATATATTCCCAGATACTGTTAGATCTCCAGGTATTGTTGGAGAACTAGTATTTATCCAAGCAGATCCATTATAGGATAATAGTTGATTTGCGGCGGCGCTAGTTATAACTACATCAGTAAGGTCATCAATAGTTTGAGAACTATCAATTATGTCGCCAATTTCAACCCACTGAGAATCATAATGAATAAAAGTTTGTGCAGAATTAGAATCAAACCAAAGAGTTCCTTCTACTGGAGAAGTTGGAGCACTTGGGCTAACAAACATTTTTGCGCCGCTGCCAGCACCACCTATTTCAACCCACTGGGAGTCATAATAAATAAAGGTTTGAGCTGTATCTGAATCAAACCAAAGTGCACCCTCTGTAGGCGATACTGGAGCCGTAGAAGAAACAGTGATGCTTCCAGATTGACTTGCAGGAGCAAATTTAGTTCCGATTAAACTTTAATATTTGATTAGAGGTAGCGCCAGATGGGTCAATTTCAACGCCGGCAATAGAAGCTGTCGAACCGACGACAAGACCATTTTTAACTACAAAATCTTTATCTGACACTAAAGTTCACTGTCCCTCTAGTTTAATAAAACTATTAAATTGTTTAATTATTTCTAACTATGTTACACTGCTATGAGCGTTCTTGCAACTTTTACGGTTGCATTTGTTGTTTCTGCGTCAGTCACTGTTGCTCTTAGCAAGGCGTTTCCTCCGGAAATAGTTGTTGAAACTGTCAATGGAATTCTGGATGCTCCAAGCTCAATAACTGCGTACTCTGACATATATGATGCGCTTCCATCGTGAACCAAAAGAACCTCTGAGCTTGTGTGCTTAGAGCCTTGCGTCACTTGAATCAGATACTTTGCAGTTCTGTAAGTCGCTTTATCAAAGCTGTCAATTGTTACCACGCTGTTAACGTTTAGCGTTGTGGTAGAAGTATTAAGTTCACCAGTACCAGAATCAAGCGTAATTGCACCAGCTGCCAAAGTGTTTGTTACGGTTGTGTTACCGAAAGTTACGCTATCTGCAGTGCCTACCGCTTGACCAATTGACAATGTTATGGTATTACCCGCATCATCATAGACCTTGGCGACACCAGTTCCAGCTGTTATGGCACCTGCAACTGTGTCTTGTGCGGCTTCATTGAAATCAGAAACCTGTGAAGCTGTTATTGAAATCGCGGCATTGGCTGCTGTCGTTAAACGACCCTGGGCGTCTACCGTGAATGTTGCTACTGAACCAGCCGCACCATAAGAACCAGCTGTTACTGCCGTATTGTCAAGATTGATTGTAACTGTATCTGTCGCAGCAGCAATTGACGTAAGACCAGTACCGCCAGCAATGGTCAATGTATCGGTGCCGCTTGAAATCGTAACAGTACCGCTATCACCAGCAGCAGTAAACGACGTTGCAACAGACTGATTTACCCATGCATTACCGTTATACATCAAAAATTGATTGGTGGCGTTGCCTGTAATAGTTACATCGCCAATATTATCAAGATGCGTAATGGAAACTGCAGACACATCTGCGGTTGTAGCAATGTCCAGGTATGTGCTACCTGTACCAATCTGCCACTTATCGGTACCTTCATTCCATCTAAGGTGAGCATCATCAGAAGAGCCACGCTCTACCGTAATTCCAGCATCGGTACTTGGTGCGTCCGTGACATTGCTGTTAAGAACAATAATATTATCTTCAACAGCCAGTGTTTCTGTGTTAAGAGTAGTGGTGTTACCCTGAACCGTTAGGTTGCCAGTAACAACAAGATTGCCACCAACTGCGGCATTACCAGATGTGGTAACCGATCCAAACGTAACGTCAGATGCAGTTCCCACTGCCTGAGCAATTGAAATAGTTAAGGTGTTGTTTGTAACTGCAGTAGTTACTCCGGTACCACCGGTGAACGTGAGAGTATCAGAAAGAAGGTTGACTGTATCTGATCCAGACCCACCAGCTATCGAAAGGTTTGTTGCAACGTTGGCTTCACCAGCAGCGGTGAGGCGACCCTGTGCGTCAACTGTAAATGTTGGAATCTTTGTTGAGGAACCATAGCTGCCTGCGGTGACAGCTGTGCTGGCAAGGTTTAGGGTTACGGTGCCCGAAGTACCGCCGCCGGTCAATCCGGTTCCTGCCGTTACGCCCTCAATGTCTCCAGCGTCATTGGTGAAGCTAATAACACCAGTTGATGAGTTATAGGCCAAGTCACCAGATACGCTGATTGCGCCTCTTGCACTTGAAGTAAAGTCCGTAACTGCAGCTGATGTAACTGAAATGTTAGTGTTTCCAGCAGTTGTCAAGCGACCTTGAGCGTCAACTGTAAATGTTGCTACCTTGTCGGCTGCACCATAGGAACCAGCTGTTACTGCTGTATTGTCAAGATCTACGGTTACAACCGCTACACCAGAAGCGTCTGCCACCGTGGAGCTAAGGCCAACTCCACCTGAAATCTTTAGGGTATCAACATTTGTGTTACCAGCTGTAACTGATTGACTTGTGCCACTGTCAGCTGTAACTTCAAATGTTTTTTGCGCACTTGTTGAAACTGTATTTGCGTGAGCAATTGCAGCTGCTTGAGCTGCTGCAGCGGCTCCGTGAGCATCAAACGTGTTGGTCGTTACTGCAATAGTCGGAGTTCCGCCCTCTGATGCAGCTGCATTGGTAAGAGTAATACCAGAACCGGCAACGAGCGACTCAACATAATTGCCAACCGTATCGGTTGAAAGATTTACCGGATCGTTGATCCATTGATTGCCATTGTAACGCAAGAAGTCACCATTGGCGGCATTTGAAATTGTTACGTCGCCAAGATCATGAATTGAGCCTATTGTAATTGCCGAACCAGCAACTGCGTTATATATATTGACCCTAACAGCATTTACAGCAACTGCTGCTGAAAAATCGAGTGTTACTGTTCCCGTAGTTGTTGCTTCCCAGCGAACATCAATTACTTCATAGGGGCTTGCTGCGTTACGGGCAACAACGACAACATCTCTAGAGCCAAGATTATGAGTAATTACATAGGTGCTGTTTGTTCCATCGCCTATTGTTTCAGAATGCGTAGTTCCAGCTAAACCTGTGTCTGTACCAGCAGCAAATTTAGTTCCGTCAAACTTAAGTACTTGATTGGTTGTTGCGCCGGTTGTATCAATTTCTATGCCATCAACAAAAAGCGTAGAAACATTTGCTTGCGTTGTTTGAATCGTGGATGGAAGAGAAAGGGTATAAACACCGCTAGTTGCATTAGCAGAAACCGAAACTTGATTTGCTGTACCAACAACATTTGAGATTAAATTAAGTCCGAATTATGGCGTTTGCTGTACTGTTCTTATAGAACAATTTACCGTCAGCTACGTTGATTGCTAATTCGCCAAGAGAAAGATTATCTGGCGTCTGACCCGCTGTATCTGATCTTTTAAGTAATAGCGTGTTGTTTACGGCAAAAATGGAACCACTAAAAGGCACTGAGATCTCCTTATAAAGTATAATTTAAATTCATAGTTATAGTAATGACCTATTATAACATTATTATATTGTTTTGAAAAATTAACCAATTACCACGACGGTATATGCGTTGACAGGGATATTTCCAGAAAAATTAATTTCTATTGAATCCAAAGAATTTCTTACAACTCTAGCCTCAACAGTTTCAAAAGTTGCATTATCATAAACTTCAGCCATGACGTGTCTTGTATTTAAATTATGTGTTACTGTTGCAGTATTTGACGAACCATCTCCAATTACCTGAGTTACTTTACTTACGATTAAATCAGGGTGTGAAGAAGCCGTTCCAACCTCAACCCACTGAGAACTTGGTGGAGAACTACTATCAATATAATAAATAAAGGTTCTCGCCGTACTAGACTGAAACCACAATTGTCCAGAAATTGGAGATCCCGGAGCAGAATCTGAAACTATTGGCATTCCGGTTGCCGGAACAGAAGGCGTCCAAGTTGTTCCATTCCAATACAAGAAATCTCCAGTTGAAGGAGCGGTATTACTTACGTCTGTTAGATCTGCCAACGCAGCCACGGTTGAAGCCAAACCTGGAATAAATTTATTTGCAGCTGTATCAAACCTTAATACTTGATCATTGCTGTTTGCGCCGCTTGTATCGATCTCAACGCCATCAACACTTAAAGATGTTGTAGACACAGAAGTAAAGCTTGGAGTAGCTGAAGTACTAATTAAATAATCTTTAGTTGATCCAGTTCCGACATATTGATCATTTACAACAATATTGTTTCCAGCAGTTACGTTTTCTACATATTCAAATGTAAGAGATAGGTGATTTGCATCGATAGAATTTAGAGCTACTGATATAGTCGGTACGGAACCCTCGCCACCAGTATTGGAAATCTCTATCGCGTCACCAGCAATTATATTAGCTACATAATCACCTATTGTATCTGTACTTAAATTAATTGCGTCATTTATCCAGGCATTAGATGCACTGCTATATCTTAAAAAATCTCCATTTGCGGTGTTAGATAAAGTTACATCTGATAAATCATCAAGAACGCGATTGTTGACGTATGTAACTGCGTTTGAATACGCAGTGCTACCGACTGTATTGGCGTAATTGATTGCGGCTGCCAGTGAATTCATTGCTGCACCATAGGCGTCAAACGTATTCTCAGTTACGGCAATTGTGGGAGTTCCACCCTCTATTGCTGCTGCATTAGTGAGAGTAATGCCAGTACCTGCAACCAAAGACTGGACGTAATTACCAACAGTATCAGTGGCCAAATTTACCGGATCGTTAATCCATACGTCTCCGTTATACCTTAAAAAATCACCATTAGCTAATGTATTGGATATGGCGACGTCTGAGATGTCATTAAGAACACGATTATTAACATACGTAACTGCATTTGAATATGCGGTACCGGAAACTGTATCCGCATGAGCGACTGCCGCGGATTGAGCTGCTGCCGCTGCTCCATAGGAATCAAACGTGTTGGCAGTTACAGCAATCGTAGGAGTCCCACCTTCTGCTGCTGTTGCGTTGGTGAGAGTAATGCCAGTACCTGCAACTAAAGATTCAACATAATTACCAACAGTATCTGCACCTATGGTTATTGGGTTGTTAATCCATGCGTTTCCGTTATACTTTAAAAAATTATTGCTAGTTGGATTAGATATTGTTACGTCAGTAGCATCGTTTAACTCAAAAGTCAAAGTAGATGCCGTGTGATCATGAGAATCATTTACTACAGTAGTCTCTAATGTTACATTTGTCGTACCATCTATTGATATGGATCCTGTTGCATCTCCACTTAAGGTTATTGTTCTTGCGGTAGACCAAGAATTTGCGTTAGAAACATTTTCGTTGATATTTACGTAATTTGTTCCATCATTCGTGAGTTGCCATTTGTCCAAATTCTCGTTCCAACGAATTACGACATTATTAGATGTCCCACGTTGTACTTCAATACCAGCATTGAGTGATGGTGCTCCAGTAACTCCCGAGTTAAGTATAAGTATATTATCTTCAACGGTTAATACTTCTGTATTTAAAGTTGTAGTATTTCCGGAAACAACCAAATTACCAGAAATAGAAATATCTGAATTTATCTGTACGGCGTCGTCGGTTAGAATTAAAGAGTTTGTAGACTGAGACCAATTAAGAGATGTATTGACTAATGTATTCGAAGTATTTTTATAATACAAAATACCATTAGATGGGTCTAAGGCTATTTGTCCCTTAGTAATATTTGGCGTAGGCATTTTATCTACCTTTTGTTGAGATTATTAGAATGTTCCGCCGTCAATGGTTACTCCATCGAATGTGGTTAAATTTGTTATGGAGCCACCCGTGATAGAAACGTTGTTTGAATTTTGAACGGCGATAGTGCCAAGTCCAAGAGTTGTTCTTGCAACTGCAGCGCTTGCGCTTGCAATCAAATTTCTTCCGTAAGAAGTTAAATCAGTGAGACTAGCAGTTCCGGATCCGGTGAAATATGCAAGCTTATCTGCAGCTGATGTCAAACCAGCCAAAGCCGCTAGTTCTGCATCATAACCCTGAACGTCGGTGCCTATTGTCAAACCAAGATTTGTTCTTGCGGCGGCGGCGGTTGTTGCCCCGGTGCCACCATGGCTTATGGATATCGTTGAACCATTCCATGTACCGGTTGTGATCGTACCAACAGATGCGAGGCTTGAGTTAACTACAGTTGCACCGAGGGTTGTGCTAGACAAAACTGAACTAGAGTCTATTGCATAAGTTTTACCCGCTGCCAAATCAAAATTTTCTGAAGACGTCCAGGAGTCTGTTGCATCTATCCAATTCAAAGTTTTGTCGGTGGCACCTTTTATTGTTATGCCTGCTCCATCTGCTGCCGCATCGGTTGTTGATCCATTTGCAATTACTATGTTTTTATCCTCAACCGCCAAAGTGGAAGTGTTTAATGTAGTCGTATTACCCTGAACCAACAAATCTCCGGTTACCGTCAGATTATTTGGAATTGTTACATCATTTGGTAAAGAAAACGTTACGTTCCCGTTTGCGCCAGAAACAGCAACTTGATTGGCGGTACCAGCGACTGAAACAACTCCGGCATTGGTAACGGTAAATATTCCACCTTCAACGTTAGTATTCGAAACCGATATTCCAGTTCCAGCAGCAACCGAAGCAACATAATTGCCAGTTGTATCATCACCAAGAGCAACTGAGTTAGCTGCTACCGTTGCTGTCAGAGTGGCACTTGCAAGATCTGTAACCGTAACACTACCAGTTAAATCACCACCAAGTGTGATCGTAAAATCTGCTACGTTAAGATTTATTTTTGCATTTGCGTCATCATAGGTTGCAGCAATTCCGGAATGAGTTCCATTAGTAAATAGCTCTCCAGCGGCGTCTTGAGCGGCTTCCGTAAAGTTAGTCACTGCTGCTGAAGTAATTGAAATTGCAGAATTACCCGCTGCAAGTAGGCGACCCTGGGCATCCACGGTAAATGTAGAAACTGTATTCGTTGCACCATAAGATCCGGGCAATACGCTAGTGTTGTCAAGATTCAAAGTAATCGTATCTGTTGCGCTAGCTACAGAGCTAAGACCAGTGCCACCAGAAATTGTAAGAGTATCTATTCCAGATGTTATTGTTTGCGAGCTTCCAGAATCACCAGCAACTGTAAAAGACGTAGCCACAGCGGTGACTAATCCGTCAACGTAAGCTTTAGTTACAGCATGTGTGGCGCCAGAGGGGGTGGGAACTATTACCGTTCCAGAAAAGGTTTTATTTCCTGAAATTGTTTGATTACTAGTTAAAGTAGTGAAAGCACCAGGACCAGCAATAGCTAAAGCCGTGCCAGTTCCACCTGCTCCGTTTGTACCTTCGCCATAATATAGGGTATCGTCAACTTCATTAAATGCCAACTCTGCATTGTGTATTTCTGACGGTGCTCCGGCTGCCCCAGATGTTCTACGTCTAATTCTTAATATATTGGCCATACCTAGAAGTTCCCTCCGTCCACTAAATTCTCTTCGTCGTAATTAATCCAAGCATTGCCGTTATAACGCAAAACCTGACCCGTTTCTACTGAATTTATAGTAACATCAGTTAAACCATTTAATACTGATTGATTTAAAATATTAGTTTCTGTAGCAACTATTCTATCTTTTACCGTCAAATGGGATCCCGCAGGATTTAAACCAAGAACTGTTTGTACAGCCTCTAAAGCATCGTTGACGTTGGCGTGTTGAAGATGATGTGGAACTGTAACAGAATTTAAAGTATCATTGGCAGTAGGATTAATTAAATTGTCTAAAGCTGACGGGTACTGTGAAGGCATTTTATTTCCTTATAGTGAAAGTATTTTATTAGGTTCGTTACTCCAAAATATAGTAATAGAATTAGCTGTGTTTAAACCGCTAAAAGGCAATCCATCTGATGTGTCAATATAGAATATCAATCTTGCATTTGTATCAGAGGGACTATATTGATATAGAGCTAATGCATGAAAGGGGGATCCGTCATATTCAGTTATCGTTAAATCCTCTGCATCCAAAACTCCGTTGGTATTAACTATCGAGCTTATTGCCTGAGACCTCAGCTGTATGGCATTTACTGGTATATCGCTTACGTATTGGTCTGTATTTTGGTTAGGGATATAATTGTTTTTTAGTAGTAAAACCTTTAATTGATTAGAAGAAACATCTATGTCACCATTTAATAATGCTTGTTTTGCTTTTTTATAAACAAAATTTGCCACTATATACCGATGCTTCCTAAAACTTTTATCCTATATTTATATCCTTTTTCAAAATATTGTTTTCCATCCGTAAAGTAAGATGGTGTAGCGTCATTCAATGAGGGGAAGTCTACGTAAACTTCCGGTTTCCACGAATGCATTTTTATATCTGCCGTTACAGCTTCCCAACGACAAGGCGTCCTTTGTATCTTTTTTCTTTGACATTGGAAGTATTTATTCGTAAGAAAGTTTGAAGCCGGCCTTTCATTAAAAACAACAGTTACCCTTCCGTTATTAAAATTATTTTCTAAATAGAATTCTCCATCGCCAGGGAATGTTTGATCTATAAAGAAGTTAGGATTTTTTGCAACTATGGAATAACTAAAATCTATATCTGCTTTTATTGATCTATCTTCTATCAAAACGGGCGATAGAACAGGTTCGCTTATCTGGGTTGAATTAGGAGTGGCTGTGCAATTTAGCCACGTAAATTCTATAATTTCTGTAGGAACTATTGTTCCAGAAGAATCAATAATATTTTCTACTTTAATTGAATATTTTGAATTCTCTTGAAGAGAGTTTGTTTTCCAGTAAAGGGTTATAATTCTTGAAATTTGATTATAGTCTTTTACCGTATTTATCAATTCAAACGGGGCGGATATTTGAGAAGGAGTAGCTGCTGCCGTAAAAAGAGTAAAATTTTCATTTTTTAATGAAGATATTTTTACTGTTCTAAAAAACTTTATGGAAACAGAGTAGCATCCAACTGCTGCTCTTTCTATAAGAAATAAGCTCACTTAAATTCTCCAGACTGCTAACTAAACAAGATAGTAATCGCTTATAGCCAAATACAAAACGAGGGGCCGAGATTACTCTCGGACCCCCCGTCTAGGGTTGTAACTATAACTACCCTAAGTATCAAATTACATTTCGTTTGTAACTTGAACCTCGTAGTTACGAGCTAGTCTGACATTCTTAGCAACAGTGATACCCTCACCGTCACCGAGCATTACGATGTCATAACGTTCCTTCATCTTCATTGCGCGGATGTCACGTGATGGATCATCAAATTGGTCCGTGCTCATGTCTTCTTTGACAAGGAGTGTTCCGACTTCGTTGCGGTCGATCAGGAATAGATCCGACTTGGCGGCGTTCCCGGCGCTCTTAGCGGTGAAGCTAACGAACGGCGAGACGATAACGTTAAGGCCCATCGGGGCTGTGGCGTTAAGCGCACCTTCTTTTGAATCCGGACGATAGCCCCAGCTTGTATTCACTGCCGCTGCGGAACCACCCGTGTGGAAGATTGCGTCCTTCAAGAAAACAGACCACATCAGTGGATGCAGGATGAAATCCGTCGGAACATGATTCTCAGCCATAAGCACGGCTGCCATATCCACAACGTCATCCCAGGTTACTGTCTTATTGAAAGCACCATCGATGCCACGACCTGTCGTATCATCGTATGAATTACTGTCGTTATCAAAGACGATTGTTGCAGCGTCCTTAAAGCGACTTAATGCAATCTGCTCCTTAAGACGTGCCATAGCACGGCCTGCGGCGCGAACATGCATTCCTACGATATCCCAAAGTGAGTCAGCAACAACTTCTTCTGTAAAAGCCAGCTTAACGCCCTTCTTGGACACCTTGCCCTCTACTTGCTTAGCAAATGCGAGAGCTTGCTCTGGGTATTCTTGTCCTTCTGGAATCTCTGCAGCTTGAATTGCATTAACTGCCGGGAACTCCAAAGAACGCCCTTTGCCAAGGCGAACCGTGGAAAGAAGAGGCGTAACCAACAACTGTGGTTCTGCAGCTTCCTTTAAGGTACGAGAGATAACTTTTGGAAACAACGCTGCAGCATCGGACGATGCAAAAGCTTCTTTAATTGTTACCCTGTTTTCTCCGTCGATGTACCCGTCCTCAGATAATGCAGCTTCCCAAGCCGGGAGCCCAGTAAGGAGTTCTTGGATTGTCTTACTCATCTTAGGATTATCCTCCTGTTATCTTTCTTTATAGGGTCAAGTTGACGCGGAATGCGCCAATGACATTGTTTACATCCAGGTTAGCGCGAATACCGAGCTTGCCCTTGAAGGTACCTGCGCGTGTCAGCTCATATACCGTCTTTAGTGCACCTGGATCTGATGGTAGCTGCATGTAGGAAAGGAGGCCGTCATCAAAGTTCGATGCGAACTTCTCGACCTCAATTACTTTACCAACTTGCAACCATGGAAACGAGGCGGCATCTGCATCTGACAGTGCAACCGCGCGTCCCATGAAGTCTGGGCGGATGAGTGAACCAGCGGTGACATCGGCGTTCAAGCCTGAAACCATTGGATACTCAACATAGCCGTGAGTGATGAACCCTGCGCCTTGTGACGTGCCCTTATCAAAGGGACGATAAAGGTCATACTGCGCACAGCCAATCGGCTTTGAGCGGGCACTGCAAACGATTGTATCGCCTGACGCACCTGCCGTTGGAGTTGCACCATCAAGTGGGTTCCAACCGCTTATTGTATCACCCCAAGTAACATTAGAGCCCGAACCATTTGCTGGAACAACTCTTGAGTCACCATTGCCATCTGTAACCACCGAAAGAATCGTTCCTTTAGTAAGAACAATCTCGAAGCGATCATCTTCTGAATCGAGGTACCATGTCGGCAAGCCGGGATGCGGAAGCAAGTAAGCTGCTGGGGCGACACCCTCAGAAACTACGAAACGACCGGCACCTGTCTTGGAGTGTACCTTACGAAATTTTGCTAAACTCATTTTTTTCTCCTCTTGTTAAATTCGATTAGAGTTTACGTCTGCCCATTAAGGCATCTACGAAAAGCTGCTCGAAAACTTCTTCAGAATTTTCTTCTTTTGCCTTTGGCTCTTCATCAACCGTAACAACTTTTTGTTCCTCTGCTACGACCAATTCTGATTCCATTGTCGGAACCTCAAATGACTTGGACTTCTTTTCAGGAAGCTTGGCGAGATCTCTCAAAGAATCAGCCAAGGACGATGCCGTTCTTGCACTGTGATCTTTGACGAGTTTGTCTCTGTCGCTTGCTGAATCAATTCCAAGAGCAATCTTGGTGTCAACAACTCTTTCGGCAAGAGTATTGTGAAGTGCTGCTTTCAGGCGAGCATTTTCTTCCTGCAAGGTTTTGATCAATTTTTGTATTTCATCTCCTTGCTCATCACCTTTATCTTCTTGGGCAATGAGGTCATCGGATTTGATCTCTTCCTTTTCAGGATCATTTTCATCTGATTTTTGCTCAGATGTCTCTTGTGGCTCTTCGGTTTTTTCGGAATCAACATCCTGTGCGGTTTGTTCTTCCGCTTGTTCCGAATTGTCACTGGAGATTTCTTGTTGCTTTTGTTCATCAGTTGATTCATCAACTTTTTCTTCAGCAACGACTTCTTCTTTTTGTTCTACTGGTTTTTCTTCTGCAGTATCTGCAGCTGCAGCGATAGTAGAAAGATCATGACTAAGCTCTTGTGCTACGGTCAAAATGTCTTCCTTAACTTGAGCATCTTCCATGCCTGTATTCTCCTCAGATGTTGTTGTATTTGAATCTTTATTAAATAGTAATGATTTCTCTATATTATTACTATTTTCGCTTTCCTGAACCGCCATAGCGGCAAGGAATGCCCCTTTTGTATGAAGGTAAACTGGTCTAGATTCTTTTTTCTTTAAATTCTTAAGAATTGATTCGTTTTCCTTCAAGGATATAATATCTTCCTGATCCATGTGAAGCACAAAGGCTGAGCTTTTTGCTATCCATGTATCTGAGTCTGACACTGGCATTTTTGAACCTATAGCTTTTGTATCTCTAACCCCAGACCTTTGATCTGCCGGCTGATTTACAAAAGAGTATTCCTTAAATGAAATATCTTGCATGTCTATAAAGGCTAATTTTCCTTTATAAACCTGACCTCTTTTATATTTTGGAAACTTTGGCCTGCCGCTAGCATCTTCTTTTGCTAAATCCTCTCCAGAAATTGAGCAGAGAGCTTTACCCGCCCTTCCGCCAACTGAACCGGTAAGATACCTTCTGTCGGCTATTTTTTGGGCGGCTGCAGGATCGGTTATGGCTATTTGAAGCCTTACGTAAGATGCACCATCTTCTTCTTTTTCCATTTTAGCGGCCATTACCCTGCCAATTGGCTCAGAATTAAGGTCGTGGTTTAAAATTACCGGCTTTGGATAGGGTTCAACCCAAGACTGCAAAGCCTTTTCTAATTCCGTTGAAGAATAGTTATTATAATTTGCGGTAAGCCCGCTCGTGAATAGCTGCAACCTCTATAATGAGACCATGGTTAGAATTAAAGTTTTCCAAAAAGTTATAATTTGATTCAGATAAGTTTGGAAACTCAACTGTGAAATTTTCTGTAAAATCAAAGCTCATTTTAACCTCTGTAGTTAACTATAAAATATAGTACAATTCTTTTTATAACATTAAACAATTTTATACAAATATATCAGACTTTTACTAGGTTGTCTAATTTTTCAGAACTTCTAGGATCCCCATTCTTTATATATTCAGATAGGTGTAGTTCCGACATAATATGAGGGGCATATATATAAGAAGCGCTATATAATTTTAAGTTATTTTCTTTTGCTTTCTTTGACCAACCAAGATCTTCACCCTGTTGATGAAACTCGTAATCCAAAGTCATATAGGTTTTCTTTGACATCATTTTAGCTGCCATTATAACGTCGGATTGAAAATAAGTTCCTATAGGATAATTTTGATCTCTAGATGCCTTCCAGTCTTCTCTCCATGACATTACGCTGGGAAAGTTAGTACCAACAGGAGTCATGTACATCAATGGTGAGACTGCGTCTGCGCCTTCATTAATATGAGCTATCAATAATTCTATTGTATTTGGGTTTTCAATTAAGACATCCGAATCAAGACTAAAATAATAATCTGGTTGATACTCTCTAACTTTTGACAGAATTGAATTTCTCATATTGATCATATTGTGATATTTGGACAAAGTCCATTGCCTACCATTGTTTTGATGCTCAAAGTGGGGTACGTCTGATCTTTCAACAATATCAAAGAGTGGAATATTTTTGTCTATTCTTTTCCACGTATTAAGGGAGATAATTGTAGAACTATCATTAGGATCAACTTCAAATATAAATCCAATATTTGACATACTAACGGATTGCTTTAAAATGCACCTAACCCAGTGCGGCAGTATCCAATCTCTTTTGTATATTGGGCAAGCTATTATCAGCTTCATTGTTGTTCAGTTTTGACTGTCTTTTCTTTTGTTTCTGACTTTTTATTTGAGGTTTTTTTTTCTGGTTGTTTTTGTTCTTCGACTTTTGGTTCATCTGTTTGATCTTCTGACTCTGAAAAAATTAAATCAAATCCTTCAGCAAAAGCGTCAACTATTTCTGTGAGTATTTGCATAGCAAGTCTCACTTGATTATTTTCAACGGCTGTTTTAAATCCTTTTAGCGCGTCTTCTTCTTGAAAAAACTCTTTAGAAATTTCAGATTTTATCATTAACGACATTACTTGAATCCTTTTCTTCTTTTGTATACACTACATTATAGTCTTTTTCTAGGACATTTTCAACAACAGACAACCAACTTAAATCAGATCTTCTAATATTTGGAGAAGTTTTTCTTCCACTTTGATTTGCTGGACGAGTCGCATTTCCTGCTCCTCTTCTTTTATTTGGTAGATTTCTTTGGCCACCAGTAGAAGACGCTTGTTTATCTGAATCTGCCTGAGTTTTCATCTGCGTCTGGGCATCCATTATGTCCATTTGAACCTTGCCCTGTAGTGCGGCGTACAGCTCACTTTCTTCCACTTCAGGACTTAGATTCAACTGAATTCTAGCTTCGCTAATTCCTATAAGATTGTTAACAAATTTTTGTATGACGTGAGTTTCTTTTTTAACTTGAGTATCAACATCTATTTCGTTAAATTTAAAATAACAACGATCAGAAGTCTCATTTGTTGATGGATTAAGAATTGGATCATATCCAGCCTCAAACAATAACTCATTGAATATGTGTAGTCTTATCATTTCTGAAAATACTTTTTGATAGTTTTTTATTTTATCATAAAGAGCAACATCCAGTCTGTCGGTTACTGATCTATTTCCACCGTTCATCCCAATGCCCAAGTGATGGGGGGCCAAGCCAAGACCCACGGATACTCTTTCCTTGAAATGATTGAGGTATTCGATTGCCTCAAGTGCCTCTCTGCCAGCGCCAACAATGTCTATATTGTGTCTATGCGGAAGAATCAATCCACCTTCAGATCTAAGATTTTCTATTTCTGCTGAAGCTCTATCTATTTCGTCTGGCTCAGCTGGTTGTTCGGGAGTGCCAATAGTATATTTGTATAATGGAAACAATTCTCTGTGAACCAAGTTTTGAATATCTTCTTCCATTTGTCTTAGAGCTACTACGTCATCTAAAACATTACTCAAAAACGGAGTACCAAATGCTCTACCAGTTTTTTTATCTATAGCTATATGAATAACTCTGTCTGCCGCCCAAACAGGATCTCTTTCGTTTGGAGAATAAGTGAGAGGATCTGTTGATTGCTGGTACGCTTTTGGTCTATTGAATCTATCTCGCAGTATTCTCACTTGCTCAGTTGGTATCAAATAATATCCAACGATTGGTTGAGTTGAATTTATTGGAGTTAGTTTTTCGGGAAAATATTCCGAAATATCTCCACGAGCCTTGACTATAAAAGCGTTTCCAAATTTAAACAACTGATCTGAAACTTCTTCAAGAAAATCTATAAATGGTCTTTTCATCGCCATTTCCATGAAATCTATTCTTTGATATAGATATGAAATAGCTTCCGAATTTTCTCCAGATATTTGCCAACCTTCTTTCCAAAAGAGCTCCCTATATTTGTTCATGGCTTGACGAACGTAGGAATCTGTATCTACGGCCTGCATGATGCGATCAAAGTCATAGGGAGATGGCTCGAATGTAGATCTGGTATTGTAATACCACGTATTGCCTTGGAAGCCAAGCGCAAGAGCCGCTATTTTCATTGTTTTTGGTAACTGCTTAACGTCTTCTGGTTTAATTGTTCTGGCTACAAATCTTTTACCAGACACATTATCCAAAGAACGAAATGGCAGATAATCTAGAATGGCCATTTTTTCTCCTATAAAAGCTATTTAAATAGTAGCCCTAAGGCTAGCTTTTATAACTTACTTCTGCTCTATGCCAGCTCTTTCAAAGGTATTCTTAATAATAAGACCCTTCACTGCTTCAAGCCAAAAGATAGTTTCTGATTCTGGAAAGTCGCTTCTGTAAGAAAGGTTCTTGTCGCTAATCTTAATTTCTATTGCAAACTCAGACTTTTGCTCTTGTGTATTCTCTTCGGTCATTTTACTTTTGTCCTCTCATATTATTAATTACATTTGTCAACTGTCTAATTGTAGCATCTTTTACAACCAACTCGGTGGTTAGTTGAGCAAGTTTTTCTTGAAAACAGGCTATAATTAAATTAACATCTAAATTAGTGTTTGATTGTTCAGCGTTGTTTGTTGTTTTATTCTCCAAAACACTCTCCTTATTTTGTTCAGGCAGTTCGAAATCATCATTATCATTTTTGCTTTGCCAATT